AACCCTGCAGTAACAAGTAACATATCAGAAGTTATAGAATTATTAGATGTAACAACTAGATGGAAGTTTAATATACCTGTACTAAAAGAAAACGTAGGTGGTATTGGTGGTGGTAATCTTATGATTGCATTTGCTAGACCAGAGACAGGTAAGACAGCTTTCTGGGTTAGCCTATGTGCAGGGCCAGAAGGTTTCTGTTCTCAAGGTGCAGTTGTCCATGCATTTATAAATGAAGAACCTGCAATAAGAACACAGATAAGAGCAATCTCAGCATATACAGGTATGACTAGGGATGAAATATTATTTGATAAGGTACAAGCACAAAGAATATGGAGTGATATAAAAGATAATATATCTATGTTTGATACAGTTGATTGGTCTATAGAAGATATAGATGCACACTGTGAAAAAAATAAACCAGATATAATTGTTATAGACCAACTAGATAAAATAAATGTTAGTGGTACATATGCAAGAACAGATGAAAAGTTAAGACAAATTTATACAAGTGTTAGAGAGATAGCTAAACGTAGAGATTGTGCGGTGATTGCAATATCTCAAGCATCTGCTGATGCACATAATAGAAATAGTATTTCATTTGACCAGATGGAAAATTCTAAAACTGGTAAAGCTGCAGAGGCAGATTTAATTATTGGTATAGGTAGAAATGCTAATAGTGATTTAGAAAATAAGATAAGAACATTATGTATAAGTAAAAATAAAATTAATGGTTATCATGGGGAACCTGTGTGTACTATTAGGAGAGGTATAAGTAGGTACGAAGTATGATAACAACGGTAGACGTAGAGACATCTTGGCAAAGAAATGAGAATGGTGGGTATGACCCATCACCTTTTCATCCAGATAATATATTAGTTAGTGTAGGATTAAATTCTTATTTTGGTGATGAGTATTATTTTACAAACCATAGCGAGAGAATAGATAAAGGCTGTGCAGTTAAGATACAGGAAACTCTAGATAAGACAACTTTACTTGTAGGACATAATATTAAATTTGATTTGATGTGGTTGCTAGAGTCTGGATTTAAATATAATGGTAGAGTCTACGATACTATGTTAGGTGAGTACATATTAAACAGGGGTGTTAGAAAAAGTTTAACACTTGAGATGTGTTGCCGTAGAAGAAAGATAGGTTCCAAAGATAGCAGTGTAAAAGAATGGATGGACAGGGGCGTATCATTTGAAAACATACCAAAAGATATTGTAGAAGAATATGGTAAGATAGATGTACAGATAACTAGAAGATTATTTGATTCTCAAATGGCTGATCTTAAACTAGAAAAGAATAAAGGTTTACTTATGACAGTAAAGATGATGAATGAATTTTTAGTTGTGCTATCTGATATGGAACGTAATGGTATTAATGTAGATCTAAAAGAATTAGATAGAGTAGAAAAAGAATTTAGAGCAGAGTTTGCATACTTAAAACAAAAGATAGATAAGATAGTATACAGACAAATGGGTGATACTAAAATTAATTTATCTAGTCCAGAACAATTAGCTTGGTTAATATATTCTATGAAACCAAAAGATAAAAAACAATGGGCTAAAATATTTAATGTTGGTATAGATAAAAATACAGGTAAGAGTAAAAGAAGACCTAACTATTCTAGACAACAATTTAGAAATTTAGTTGCAGATAATACAGAAGTAATACATAGAACTGTTGCACAACAATGCGTAACATGTAAAGGTAAAGGTGTAATTAAAAGAATTAAAAAAGATGGTAGCCCATTTAAAAATTATACTAAGTGTCCAGATTGTGATGGTGATGGATATATCTATACACCAATGGCAAAGATTGCAGGGTTTAGGCAAAGACCTAGAAGTGTATATGATATTGCAGAGTCTGGATTTAGAACAGATAGAATTACATTAAGTAAAATAGCATCAGAGGCAGAGGGTGAGTTTAAAGAATTTATAGATGCAATCGTAAGACACAATGCAGTTGATACATATCTAAATACATTTGTTGAAGGATTAAAAAATTTTACAAACGAAAAAGGTTTTTTACATCCTAAGTTTATGCAGGCCATAACTGCAACTGGTAGGTTATCGAGTCGTGATCCTAACTTTCAAAACCAACCAAGGGGTAGAACATTTCCTATTCGTAAAGTAGTAACGTCTAGATTTGATAGTGGTAAAATAATAGAGATAGACTTTGCACAATTAGAATTTAGAACTGCAGTATACCTTGCACAAGATAAACAAGGTATGGAAGATATAAAAAATAAAATAGATGTACACCAATATACTGCAGATATTATAGGAGTATCAAGACAAGATGCAAAAGCACATACATTTAAACCTTTGTACGGTGGTGTAACTGGTACAGAAGATGAGAAAAGATACTATACTAAATTTTTAGAAAAATATAAAGATATAAAAACATGGCATGAAAAATTACAGAGTGAGGCCATACGATATAAAAGAATTAAACTACCAACAGGTAGAGAATATGCTTTCCCATATGCAGAGAGAACACCTTGGGGTGGATCTACATACGGAACACAAATAAAAAATTATCCTGTACAAGGTTTTGCAACAGCAGATATTGTACCATTAGCTTGTATAAATATATATAAACTGATGAAAGAGAAAGAGGTAAAAAGTTTACTTGTAAATACAGTTCACGATTCTATTGTGGCTGATGTTTATCCTGGAGAAGAAGATGTGATGAGTAAAATATTTAAACAGGGCACAGCAGATGTAATACCATCCCTCAAAAAGTATTACAAAATTAACTTTAATGTACCACTAGATACCGAAACAAAGATAGGTATTAATTGGCTACAAATGGAGGACATAAAATGAGTAAGGACATAGATGCATTAGATACTTTAGATGACTATTCTGATGAAGAGTATTCAGCTTTCTTAGAGTATACACAACTAAAGGACCAATGCATGGTGGAGCCGACAACATTATATATAAACGAGAGGCATGAGTTTTTATCAGAGTGGACATACTTTGCTAATGCTGATGATCTAGATGTAAAAGTAATAAATGGAGATACAAGAATATGTTAGAGATATTTTTTATAATATGTTTAGTAGGAATGGGATTAAGATTATTAGATGATATTATTTATCATTTCTTTAGGAAAAAATAGATGTGTCAAAATAGTCACTTGTTTTTTAACATAAATATGATATACACAAACGCTAATATAAGGAGGACAAATGTCTGATAATAATATAATAGTAAAAGGAATGTCTAATGAGCAAATAATGCAAGCCATAGGACAGGATGATGGGTCTACTCTAGGAACTAATATACCTAGATTAGCAATTAATCGTAGCCCAGAAGATGATGATGGTAATCAATTACCTGTAGGTCATTTTTATACATACGATTCTAAATCTGGCCAGAATGTTTATTCAAAGCCTGTAACCTTTAGGCCATTTATAAGTGCAATGCAATATATGCATTATGATGCTGTTAAAGGTGAGTACATAAATAGGTCTATAATTTTTAAAAGTTGGAGAGAAGAGGCTATAGATATACTAGGTGGTACTAGGTGTGGTAAAATACCATTCAAAGAAAGATCAAGTTTAACTCCAGAACAATTAGAAGAACAAAGAACAATTAGATGTTACAAATTAGTATACGGTCTACTTAGTTTTGATAAAGGAGTTTCATCACAGGGTAAGGCTGTATCAATAGAAAATCTACCAGTTCTTTACAGAGTTACTGGCACAGCTTTCTCACCAGTTAGTTCTGCTTTAGACCAACTAAATAAAAGAAGAAAACTTATGTTTAATTGTACCTTCTCTTTAAATACCAAAAGACAAAAGAAAGGTGGCAATGTTTATTACACACCAGATATAACTGTAAATGCTGATGCTAATTTACAATTATCTGATGATGATATGGATACATTAAAAGTATTTCAAGATTCAATTGATGTAGAAAACAAAGAGGTAGTTGATGCTTATAATTTAGCAAAAACTAATGGTGCTAAAAGTAATACTGATAGCATAGATGCAGAGATTGTAGAAGATATGGATGATTCACCAGAAAAAATATTGGCATCATAATGAATACTATACTTCTAAAAGTTCAAAAGTATCTAGATAACGTATCTAAAAATCCTGTACAGCTAGACAAACAGCTAGTACAAGAGTTTGGTGAGGCGTGTAAAAACGCCTTACTTAAACAGTTTGAAGAAGTTAGAAGAGATAAGTTTGAAGTTAGAATGTCAAATGCAGGTAGGCCTTTATGTCAATTACAAATGGAAGCTAAAGGTATTAAAGGTGAAGGCCAACCTTACAATGTAAAGATGAGAAATACTTTTGGAGATATCATAGAAGCATTAGCTATATTTGTTATGAAATCTTCTGGCATAGAAGTAACTAATGAACAAAAAAAAGTTAAGTATAACTTTAATGGAGACAGTATTGAAGGTAGACAAGATGTTGAAATTGATGGAAAGATATGGGATATTAAAAGTGCGTCACCATATTCCTTTGAAAAAAAATTTGGAGAGGCTGGAGGATTTAATGAAGTTGTCAGAGAAGATTCCTTTGGTTATGCGTCACAAGGATTTTTATATGGAGAAAGCCAAGGTAAAGACTTTGGTGGTTGGATAGCTATTAATAAATCTACAGGTGAGTGGGTAGTTTGTGAGACACCACCAGCAGTTGATGAATATAAAAAGAAAGCATTAAAATCTGCTGAAGATAATTTTAAATCACTTAAAGATAATAAACCTTTTAAAAGATGCTATGATGATGTGGCAGAAACTTTTAGAAGTAAACCTACTGGTAATAGAGTTTTGGGCTTTGTGTGTTCTTATTGCCCATACAAACTTCCTTGTTGGGGAAGAGATAAATTGCAGTTGTTACCACAACAGCAATCTAAAGGTAAGAATCCTAAATGGGTTTGGTACACTTCTGTTACAAATCCTAAGGAGGAAACTGGAGAGTTTAATGGTGGATAGTTTGAGGGGTCTGTTCACCATTGACTCTCTAAATATTTGTAATATGCATTTATATTTTATAGTATTTAAAAAGAAAAAAGATAATGATTATAAATTATTTACTAACAATATATTTGATAAAGAAAAAGATGCAGATGAATTTGGTAGAAAAAGTATGAAGAGAGGATTTGAACATAAAGTTTTAGATTATAATAGTGATAATTACGATAGGTATTGGAATGAAAAAAAATAAAAATTTAAATGATTTTACTTTAGTTAATTCTGTAAAAGTAATTGTAACACCATGGCAAAAAGGATTTACCTGTGGTATTATAATGGATAGTAAATCTAAAATGACTACAGAAGAATACGAATTATGCTCTACAATAGCTAGGGGTATGATAAAAATGGCAACCACTGACCCTCATTCTACGTTTCTATGGGGACTAAGAGGATTTGCTGACGATAAAAACAACAATCAGAAAGACATGTCAATTAGTTCTGTTGCAGAGTTTGACGATGATTCTAATGTTATTGACTTTCTTGAATTTTTAAAACAGAAACGTGATAAGGAGTTAAACTAGTGGCAACACATTTAGTTATGGGTGATCCTCATTGCACACCCAAAGCAAGCAATGATAGGTTTTTATGGGCAGGTAAACTTGCAGCAGATTTAAAACCTAACACCATAGTATGCATGGGAGACTTTGCAAGTATGGATTCTCTATCAAGTTATGATAAAGGTAAAAAACAATTTGAAGGTAGAAGATATAAAAAAGATATAGACCATGCACATGATGCATTAGATAAATTTAACAAAGGTCTTAACGGAAGACGGCCAAGAAAAATCATGCTACTTGGAAATCATGAAGATAGGATAGATAGAACAGTAGATGACATACCAGAACTTGAAGGCACAATTAGCACAGACGATGGTGTATATTACTGCCACAATTATCCTACTGGTGTCATGGGTAAGCCTATTAGCGGTGACAATGTTGCTCGTTCTTTACTATTAAAAAATAAAGTATCATCTACGGTAGGCCATATACATACCTTTGATTACGCTATGTGTGCACTACCATCTGGTAGAAAACTTATGGGATTATCTGCAGGATGTTACTTGCATCATAAGGAAAATTATGCTAAAGCTACACAGCAAATGTGGTGGAGTGGACTTGTAGTTAAACGTAATGTATCTAAAGGTGAGTATGATTTAGAAATGATAGAGTACAATACAATTAGGAGAAAGTATGGTAAAAAGTAAACGAACATATATATCTTTAAAAGAACATGGCCATGATATTTCTTATGAGAATGAAAGAAAACATGATAATGTAAACTCACCTGCACATTACTTACATGGTAAAAAAGAAACTATAGATGTTATTCGTGATTGTATGGAGAATGATGAGTACCATGGATATTTAAAAGGTAATGTATTAAAATATGTTTCTCGTTATAAATTTAAAGGGGAGCCATTAGAAGATCTACAAAAAGCACAGTGGTACTTAGATAGATTAGTAAAGGAGGTTAGCAATGGGGCAAGTTAAACAAGCAATAATAGAGGTAGAAGATTTTGTTGCAGGGTGTTTGAAAAAGAATAGAACTTTAAATCAAACTATAAGAGATGCTAGAGAATCAGATGCAGCTAAGTCTAATCCTTATCTTGATGATGAGGAATTAGTAGAGAATAAATACTATCAATTTAAAGGGGCAGAGTAATGAGAGAAATGTTTATTGAAGCACTAACTGCTAAATACGAAGCAGATATAAAAGTAGCAAAAGCTACTATTAATGTTTATATGGATAAGTCAGTAGGTATAGGGGAACATCCACAGTTTATACATGAGATTGATAAACAGCTAGAGTTGATAGCTACTGCTGAAGAAAAATTAGAAACATTAAAAAAACATTATCCTACAGAGGATGATATACCATTTTAATAGGAGGGATAAATGGCAGACGAAAAACAAAAAATACAACAACCACAGCCAAGACAATATCTTGTTGATTCTGAACAATTAAAAGATATGATGAAATACCTTATGACAAGGCCATATGGTGAGGTGTTTTCTTTAATGAATCAGATATCTCAACTCAAGCCTTTTAATCCAGGGGGAGATAAAGATGTCGGAAAAAAATGATATCAGTAAATTTACAGGAATATTATTTGAATTAAAGATAGGGCTAAATAAAGATAATGCAATTGTGATTGACTATGGAGGCAAACCTGTAGGTAAAATTAGAGAGGCTCTAAAGGCATATCCATATCATGGTAATCTATGTGCTGCTGTAATCAATCATGCTAACTCTGTAGGTAAGAAATTAGAAAATGATATTAAACAAATTATACAAAAAATTTAAAGTTATTTTAGTCCAAAAAAAAAGACACCCAGAGTAAATACTCTGTGTGTCTCGTTGTTGCTTGCTAGGGGGGAGTCTTTACGGCTCCCCTTTTTTATTTTATATTAACAGTTCCAAGCACGAAGTGCTTTATTAATTCTACTATTAGGGTCATTAGCTGTTTTAGCAGATGTAAGTTTTTTCTTCATACCTTTCATCCTCGCACAGAAGCTGGCTCTTCTTTTGTTACCAACTTTTTTGCTAGGTCTTTTTAAATTAGCACCAGTAGTTCTTTTAAAATATTTTCTACCTGCTTCATTTAATCCACCAGATGGGTTCTGATATTTTTTTGCTACCATTATTTTTTCTTAGCTGTCATTGCTGCTCTTCTAAAGTTTGCAGCAGTTGGTGCACCTTTAGCACCTTTCTTTTTCATTTTACCCCCACGCTTTCTTTTAGCATGGATGTTAGCGTATAAACCTTTTCTCATTATACTTTCTTAGCTAGTTTTTTATTCATTTTTCTTTGAACTGCTTCTGGTAATTTAGAAAAACCTTTATGTTTTTTAGCAACATTTTTTTTCTTCATACCATTTTTATTTTTCATTGGTTTCATTTTTCCGTACATCATTAGCTATATCTCCTATATTTAGCTGTTTTTTTTGCA